CGCCGTCGGCATCGTGTCCGGCCTCGCAGCTACTGGCGCTAATCAGATTGTTAAGCAGCTGGGCAAGTCCGAATAACTATTAACATGGTCTGACGCAAACCGCGTCAGACCGCACAGGAGGAGCGTTGCCGCGCTCCGGGCTTGCCGGCCGGTATGATATGACGATATCGGCAGAGCTGCGTGAGCAGCTTACCACGCCCGGCAGGAGGGCGTCCTTACAGTTCCCGCGAGAGCTACGCGAGCAACTGGAACGGGACTGCGGGTTTACCGACGAAGAGGTCGAGATCCTCCGGCTCCGCGGCCGGGGATGGAGCTACAAGCAGATAGCAGACGAGTGTCACGTCTGTGAAGAGACCGTCCGGAACCGCATCCGGAGGATCAAAAACAAAATAGCCACATTGATATGACAAGGGCAGCGCCGACCGCGCTGCCCTTGTTTTGCCGCTTCCCTGCCGTTTACGTGCCGGTCTGGGAGGCGGTTTTAGATTAGAATATAAGCAGACAGGAGGTGTCTGTGTGTACGATTATAGCAACCCAATGATGGGGAGACCTCAGCCGCAGCCCATGACACGGGGCGGTTTTGACAGCGGCGTGATAGTGTTTGTTCCGGCCGTGGAGGATATAGAGCGCGTCCCGGTCATGTCGGGCGAGAAAGTCTATGTAATGGCCATGAACGACGCCGTTATCGCCTGCCGCACCGGCGGGAATATGGGTACTGAAACGACCTTCTGCAAGATGGAGGAGTTCGTCCCAGCACCGGCTCCGAAGCCGGAGGATTATATAACCAAGGCCGATCTTGAGGACATCCTGTCGCGCCTCCTTACGCAGCAGTCAGCAGGTCAGGCCCCGGCGAAGGGAGGCAAGAAAAGTGAGTAATCCCTTTTTCAAAGCTTCGAAAAGCCCCACTTCCGCGCCGTCCTCCTCGCCGCTTGCGCTGCTCGCAGAGTTCAAGCGTTTTGCAAAAAACGTAACCCCGCAGCAGGCCGAGGCGGAGATCAACCGGCTCCTCTCCAGTGGGCAGATGAGCCAGCAGGAGTTTGAGTATCTCAAGGGTGCGGCCAAGCAGTTTATGACTTTCCTGAAATAAGCCGGGTCGACACGGTTTATATAACTCTGAAGAAAGGAGGATCCACATGGAAAACTTTTCTCTTTCGGACATCAAGAGCGTTCTCGGCGACGGCGACGGTTTCGGCGGCGGCTGGTTCCTGATCGTCGTGCTGTTCCTGTTCATGATCGGTTTCGGCCGTAATGGATTCGGCGGACAGAGCGACTTCGGCCAGTACGCGACCGCGGCCTCGCAGCAGCAGATACTGTTCAACCAGCAGTTTGAAGCGCTCAACCAGCGCCTCGCGAATCTGGGTAACGGCATCTGCAATCTCGGCTACGAGATGCAGGGGAACATCAGCCAGCTCGGCAAGGAGATGGCCCTTGCGCAGAACGGCACGAACGCGACCATCACGCAGACCGGCAACTCTATTGAGCGCCAGATCTGCAACCTGGGCGCGAATATCGACGCCAAGTTCGCAGCGCTCGAAAAGTCGCAGCTTGAGCAGCGCATTTCCGAGCAGGCAGCGCAGATCGCGCGCCTTGAGATGGACAACCGTCTCTTCGGCGTTGTTCGCTACCCGAACGGCTATACCTACAACGCGGGCAACTCCCCGTTTTGTGGGGGCGGCTGCGGCTGCTGCGCATGACCCCAGATGATTAACCGCTATTAACAGCGTCAGGCCCGGACGGCAGCCGCTGTCCGGGCATCACTTATGAAAGGAGCATTACTATGTCTTGCAATCAGAGACTTAAAAACTCGCACTACAAGAGCGCTCAGAACGCTTATAATAATACGCCCCAGGCGTTCATCGCATCGGGCACCCCCGTCAATGTCCTCGGTATCCTCAACACCGATACCGGCTGCTCGCTGGAGACCGTGACGGGCGGTTTCGTTGTCAATAACGGCGGCCTCTACCGCATCAGCTACGACGTGATCTTCACCGCAAGCGGTGCCGGCGTCGCAGAGCTGAAGGCGCTCAAGGACACCGTCGCGCTCCCCTGCGCTGATGCGCAGATCACGACCGTGGCCGACAACGTCTACACTCTGCACATTGAGACGACCGTTTACATCCCCGTGTGCTGCAACGGCACTCCAACCATCAGCGCAGCGATCGGCGGCGTTGCCGGTACGATCAACCACGTCTGCGCCAGCATGGTCAAGCTGGCCTAAGTTGGGGGCTGAACCATGGGAATCACCTGTGAAGCCCTCGACAAGGAGATAAGCGCGCTCAAGGCCGGGAAGATGACTTGGGACACGGTCAAGCAGCTCAACCTGCTTTTGGACCTCCGCGCCAAGCTTGGCGACGACGCCGTTCACGGCGAGCGCCTGACCGACAGTGAGCTGCGCGTATGGCTCCAGCACATGGACAATGCCGACGGAACGACCGGCCAGCACTGGACAAAGGATCAGACCGCCAGCATCGCCGCGGCGATCGGCGTGACGTTCGACCATGTCACGGCCGAGGAGTTCTGCGCTGCGATGAACATGATGTATTCGGATTACTTCCCCGTTGGCGTCAAATACGGCGTCGACCGGCCGGAGTTTTACGCCGATCTTGCCAAGGCGTTTTTGTTCGACAAGGACGGTCCGGCACCTGCGGAGAAGCTCGCCGAGTACTATCACAAGGTCGTAAAATAGGGCGGTTTATGCCCCCCATTATGCCCCCCAAAGGGTATTTACGCCCCCCATTATGCCCCCCAAAATCTGGGCAAATTTGGGGTGTTTTGAGACCGTTTGACGAAACAGAAAAACCCCGGAACCATTGAGATTCCGGGGTTTTCCCTTGGAGCTGCTACCCAGATTCGAACTGGGGACCTCATCCTTACCAAACTTGCGCCCCCGAGTTTTTAAGTGACTGCGCCGCAATGCGTCAGACCTTGTCTATCTCAGTTGTCCCCTCAATGCTGCCCCTCAGGTGTTTGAAGCTATCATTTACGTTTTGGAGGGCGTCGGCAGGGGCATTATCCAGCAGATGGGCGTAAACGTCGAGCGTGAGCTTGACGGAACTGTGCCCGGCCAGATACTGGACGCGCTTAAGCGGTGTGCCGCTGAGGATAAGCTCGGTTATATATGTATGTCGGAGCTGATGGGGCGAAAAATGAAAATCGAACGCTGCGCAGTAGCGCCGGAACGGCACTTTATCCCCAAGCTTCAGACGGACGCAGACCTCTTTTCCGGTGCGCGCGCTGGTGTACGTCACCGGGCGCACTTCCCTGCCGGTTACGGATTCCCATGCGCGGCGGTAGGCCGATTCACTATACGGTCGCCCGCCCTCGATATGGCAGACATAGTCACCCTCGTGCGGCAGAGCGCGCAGCGCATCTCGCAGCAAATCCGGAACCGGGATATTGCGCTCGGCGGCGTCGCTTTTTAGCTGTTCGGACACAACGGGCTGATTTGACTCCCAGCGAATGGCGCGCCGAACCTCGATGTATGGCGCGGCATCGTCGAGATGCACGCAGTCCCATTGCAGCGCGAAAGCCTCCTCACGCCGCAAGCCGCAGAGCAGACAGAGCAGAATAAACGGATATATCCGCTCGTCCTTAAGCTCCTCCAGCACGGTGCGCTGCTGCGCCTGAGTGAGCGGCTTTTTCTCGACGGCTTTCCGGCCTCCGGCCTTGATATTGCGGCAGGGGGATTTTAGAATCAGGTCGCTGTCCTCCGCCGCACTGAATACCATTTTAAGAGTCGTCACGATCTTCTGCTGTGTCGATTTGCTCAGCGACCCCGCGGCTGCCATAACGGCCTTGATATCATCCGGTTTGACCTCGGCAAGAAGCATGTGTCCGATCACCGGGCAGATGTGATTATTTATCGCGTTCTTATGGTTCGCGCGTCCCTTGGGCGACAGGTTGACCGTGTTCAGCTCATACCACCGGGCGGCGTACTGCCAGACGTGCAGCTGCCCGTCCATACCCATCGCGTCAAGCTCGGCCTGACGCCAGTCTGCTTTTTCGCGCGCGATGGCCTTTGTTTTGCCCCAGACCTCAATATCCCATTTGCCGGTGACAGGGTTCCGCAGCCGCTTTCGATATGCATCGCGGCTTTTGCTGTAATAAAATTCAGGCGCGTCTTTGCGCGGCATGGATTCCCTCCCTATAAATTGACCTGTGCCCTAATTGGGCACAGGCTGTAATCTGTTAATATCCTGCTTTTGCGACGCCGTACTCGGCTTGTTCTTGAGAGAACCCCTCATATTTGAGCTGGTCAATCAGCCCTGACTTCGAGAACGAGGAGTGTTTCAGATACGATTCCGCGCACTTTGCTGCCTGTTCGTACCAGTCAGCGCCGCAGTTGTCGGCAGCAAACAGAGCTTCGGCATGAGTATACCCCTCATATTCGAGCTGTCCGATCAGGCCGGTGTACGAGAAAGACGAAGACCGCAGGTATGACAGCGCGGACTTGAGCGCGTTTTCCTCCCCAACGGTCTCGGCTGCTCTTAGCTTAGCCGAGGATGTCGAGTCGCCGGACGATATTTCATCGAAATAAGTCAGAACATCGTAAGAGACTGCCCCGTCGTAGATCTCAATCAGCGTATGCAGTCCCGTGTTCCCGTTGCTGTTGCGGAACGCCACGAAATCATTGTCATTGACAACAAGAATGTTAATGACAGGGTCGGTGCAGCCGTCGGCGACGAACTTATCAGTCAGCTCTTTACTCTTAGCGCATAAGGAGTCCTTAAGCGCCGTCCAATCATCATCTTTGTTGTTGTGCTCGGCGGAGAGCTGAATCGCTTGTTGTGTTATCGTTGTGTCCGCAAGGTACACCGTGAATGAAACCCCGCGGCTATTAGAATCGGCCTGAACGACAACAGCATCAAAGTCCCCGTTAAATGCCGAAGCTATAGCAAGTTTATAATTTCTCAGATCGTCTTCCGGTGTCGGCTCGGGTGTTGCGAGCTCAGCGGTTGACATCACGGGCTGCACACTGGAGGCCGGCGTCTTTGACATGGTGCCCATCAGAACGCCAAGAACAGCAATCAGAATGAGCAGATACCTCCACTTCAACTTCATCCTCGTCGCCTCCTAATTAAAATCGCCGGTGCCCGATTCGGGCACCGGCGTGAATTTATTTCCCCCGCCGCTCTTTGCGGCTGATGACAAAAAAGTACACCGTCGCGGCGACGCCGGCCGTCAGCGCAACGATCACGACCGCTCCGACTACGGACGGGGCGCCTCGCCACAGGCCGAAGTCGGGGTCTATGATATCAAGCCTCAAATACGGGATAAGCGCGATGATCGCCATCGCTGCGACGAAGGTCAGGCAGTAGATCAGCCTGTCCTTTGCCCGCAGCGCCCGCCGGTGCTGCTCATATGAGCGTTCCAGCAGTTCGTTTTCCCGTTTGACCGCCGCATTATCGTGCTCAAGCACCTCTATGCGGTGTTCGTTCTCCGAAGTTTTATCCGGAATTTCAATGCCGAAATACTCGTCCAGCGACACATTGCAGACCCGGCAGATCGGGCCGACTGTGTACACCGACGGGTCCTTTGATGCTCTCGCGAAGAATCCGTTAACCGTCGCTTCCGGTACTCCGGACAGCTCCGCAATGCGCCTGCTTGAGTTGTTTCCCTTGTTTTCCCTGCACAGATCTTTTAACAGCGGCTTTTCCGCCATTTCCTCGCCCCCATAACTCATTATATTCTGATTAAGGCATCAGATACCCGAGCTTCGCAGCCATTTGACCGCGTCTGCGCATAGACATAACCGATGATATTATGATAATATCTAAGCGTAGCAGAAAGACCATAACACCGGGCATCTGCTAAAGCTTCGGTCGAGGCGGCAACCAAGGCCGGAGCAATTCTACAATGAAAGGGGGCGCAAGGCCGGCAGCCCTGCGGTGTTCCTGTGCGCCGCAAATTTATTTTAGGAGGCAACCATGGAGGACACCAGACGAAAAGACCAGATCAACCGTATTATCAGTAAGTATCAGCAACTGCCGCCGGAAGACCGGGAGAGGGTGCTCACTCTCCTTGCGTCTTTAATAGAAGATCAACATAGTCCTCCATGCGCTGCAAGTTTTCATCGTTGAGCAGCTCCAGCTTGCGGTTAAGCCTGTCGTCTTTGACGACGGGCTTTTCTTTTTGCCCCAAAAGCTCATCTATTGAGCAGTCGAAGAGTCTCGCCATAGTTCGAAGCGATTCCAAGTCGGGCTGTGAGTATCCGGTCTCCCAATTGCTGATTGTCGTTTGCCCTACATTCAGCATTTTCGCAAGATCGGATTGTTTGAGGTTCGCGGCAATTCGAGCTTTCTTGATGTTATTCATAACTTATCACATCCCGTTCAAAATTACCACAGGATATCAAAAAAGTCTATACAAGACCAAAATAATCAATATTACCTCTTGACATATCAAAACTCTTGATGTATATTCGTATCAAGCTACTTGATATAACAACCTTGTTAATAAATCATAACGGAGGCGAGGGCAGGAAAATGAAAGTATTCGTCAGCATCTTCTTCGGAGCGGCGGTGATCCTCACGGCTTACTCAAATGTAGGCGCATGGCAGAGCGCGATCGTGCTATGGAAGTACGGCAGCCGCTGGCCCGGCGCGGGCGTAGCCCTGCTGACGCTTCTGACGCTGTTCGCCTGGGCTGTGGGCTGCTACCTCATCAAGCATTACATATTTTAGTTTTCTCCTTTTCATCCTCTCTATACCTTTCCCTTGCAGCTCCCCGCGGTCTTTGCTCTTCTTTTCCCGCGGGGAGGCCTTAATGCAGCCGACGCCGGTCGCAAGCCCGGGAGCAAAATGCAGAGCGAGGCAGACAGAAAGCAGGTGACGATAATGGACGAGCTCAAAAGGCTGCGCGAGGCCGCGGGACTATCCCAAGTTCAGCTTGCATTGAGACTGGGCGTGTCGCAGGGCACTATAGCACACTGGGAAATCGGCAGACGCGCTCCGCAGGCCAGGCACCTTATAAAGCTGGCGAACATCCTCGGATGCAGCGTTGACGCGCTGCTCGGACTGAACACCCAGGGCGCGGACGCAGCCCATGACAATACAATACCTGACAGGGAGGTGCGCGTCAATGGATAAGGACGCCCGGAACATCTACAGAAACGCGCGGCAGACTGCCGGTCTGACGCAGGAGCGCTGGGCGGAGCTGCTGGGGATATCCCCGGACAGCGTCCGACGGTACGAGGCCGGGGCGATGCTGCCCAGCGACGAGACGGTGCTGATGATGGCGGAGACGACGGGTATCCTCGTGCTGCCGCTGTGGCACCTCAGAGCCAAGAGCGCGATAGCCGAGGACATGCTCCCGGATGTGCCGGACGTGCCGCTGCCTCAGGCTGTGCTGAAGCTGCTGACATCGGTCAAGGCCGTGAGCAGCAGCGTCGACAACCTGATACAGATCGCGTCTGACGGCATGGTCGACAACCGCGAGGAGGCGCTCTTTGAGGAGATCGCAGGCGATCTCGACGACGTTATCGAGGCGGCAATCGCCGTCAAGTGTGCAGGAGGTGCGAGGCATGCAGAGTGACAGATATCAGGGACGCTTCCCCGGCTACACCGGGAAGAAGCTCTTCGAGGTCGAGCACCCGGTATTCGGGCGCTGCACCGTGGCCGCCCCCGACGAGAACGCGGCATTGCTGCCCGCGGCAACCTTCTGGCACACGTTCTGGGGAGGGCAGGCGTTCTACGCATACGCGAAGGTGACCCGCGCGGGGCTGCTGGAGAGGAACTCCAATGGTTGAGCTTACGATGATGGTGCGCGCCGCGCTGTTCTTCGGCGTGATAGGGACTGTCCTCAGCGCGCTTGCGCTGGCGCTGTATTGGAGGAGGCACTGATGGACGATAAGCTTATATCGAAGCTGGACGCCGCCGATATGCTCGGGGTCTCCGTCAAGACCGTCGAGCGGATGATCGCCGACGGCGACCTGCCCATGTACAAGATACGCGGGCAGTGCAGACTGATGACGTCCGACATTAAGACTTACATAGCGGGCTGCCGCAGAGTTGCGGCTAAGGCAGCCCCCGTTCCCGCGCGCAGGCAGCCCGCCCGACGCGGCTCGAAGCTCGTCGGCTGCGGGTACTACCCAGGGATGAAAGTGGTATAACCGGGCGCGCTGCGCCTGAAATTTAGACAAGGAGGCTAATTATGATCAAATGCGACGCTATGAAGCTCAACCCGCGCGGCCATGTGGTAGCCGAGGGCGGCCCTTTGCAGATTCTTTCAGAGGCAAAGCTCTTGTTCTGTGAACTTATTAATCGCGAGAAGCTTTCTCCCGTTGCGGCGCGCTTCGCAGTAGAGGCGGCTATAGAGGTATGCAAGCTCGGCAACAGAGAGCTCAGCTTTTCAGAATACTCCGCCGCTTGTGATATCGCCGAGAAAAAAGCCGGATTCGACTGGGGTGAGTTCCTCAGGGAGTTCAACGTGGATTTGCCAGGCTCCACCGTGGGGAAGGACGACGGCGCGCCGACGGGCGACCGCTCGGTCGAGGTCTACGTTATCAAGCTTTGAGCGCTTTGGAACCTGCGGCATCGGAACGGTGCCGCATATCGAGAGCACTCGCGTCTCGAAAAATTAAAGGAGGTTTACCAATGTTTGAGAACAAGTACGTAATTGTCCGCGGTGATCGCTCCGGCGTATTTGCCGGGCAGCTCAAGAGCAAGGAGGGCAGAGAGGTCACGCTGACCGACTGCCGCCGCATCTGGTACTGGGACGGTGCAGCCAGTATATCCGAGCTTGCCAACATAGGCACCAAGAAGCCCCAGTCCTGCAAGTTCCCCGCACCGGTCGCCGAGATCTGCATAACGGACGCGATCGAGATCATCCCCTGCACCGAAGCCGCAGAGGCGAGCATCAAGGCGGTTCGCGTATGGACAGCTTAACAGTTCAGGAGTTCCTGAAGGTCGAATTTAACGGCGACGGCTCCGGCTCCGGCTACGGCGACGGCTACGGCTTAAAGAGCCTCTGTGGAGAACCTGTCTATATGATCGACGGTGTGCCGACGATCATCACCGGGCTCCGCGGCTTCGCAGCGATGGGTTTTATCGTGATGACCGATCTGTCGAAGCGTAAGACATTTGTCGTCAAGGGCGGCGGAAAGTTCGCGCACGGTGAGGATCTCCACGCAGCTCAGGCAGCACTGGAGGAGAAGCTTTTTGACGATATGCCCATTGAGGAAAAGCTTGAGGCGTTCCGAGAGCAGTTCACACCGGGCGAGTCCTACACCGTCGCGGACTTCTATGACTGGCACCATCGACTCACTGGCAGCTGCACGCAGGGGCGCGACGCCTTCGCGAAGGATCATGAGCTCAGCATGAACGACGCCATGACTCCGGAGGAGTTCATCGACCTGACTAAGGACGCATTTGGCGGCCGGATCATCCGCCAGCTTGCGGAGCACTACGGTATTGATCTCTGAGCGCTTTGGAACCTGCGGCATCGGGAACGGTGCCGCATATCGAGAGCACTCGAAAAAGAGGAGGAGAGACTATGGCTACAGGCGCATTATGCCGAAAGCCCGGATACTGGGCAGTTCTGCCCGCACGGGTACGGTATGACGAAGAGCTGCGCCCCAATGCGAAGCTCATTTATGCAGAGATCACGGCGCTTGCGGACAGCACCGGTTTTTGCTGGGCGACAAACAAGTACCTGAGCGAGCTTTTCGGGCTGTCCAAGAAGACCGTCAGTGATCTGATCGGGACGCTTGAGAAAAAAGGCTACATACAGATCGAGGTCGTCCGCGACGAAAAAGGCGCGGTTTCAGACCGAAAAATCTACGTCGACCGCGTGAGTGTCATAGTGCCTGACCCTATCCCCAAAAATGGGGATAGGTATCCCCAAAATAACGGATACCCTATCCTCAAAAATGGGGAAGAGAATAATATATATATTAATAATAACCCCCCTATATCCCCCCAGGGGGATGATGTGTGTGTTTCTGAACCGAAGCATAAGCCGGAGCGCTTCACCAAGCTCTGGAGCTTCTACCCGCACTCCAAGCGCGGCAGCAAGCAGCGGGCTATGAGGGCATGGGACAAGCTCAAGCCTTCGGACGAGCTGATTGACACCATCGCCAAGGCGCTTATGAGGCAGCTCCGGACGGACGAATGGAGCCGCGGCATAGGCGTGCCGCACCTCAGTTCCTACCTCAACGGGCGGCTCTGGCTCGACGCCGAGGAGATCGACGAGGCGGAGCCCGCGGCGATGTTCGAGACTGACGACGTGGAGGTCTTGCCGCTATGGACGTGAAGAACGACAAGACGCTGTACTCACAGCAGTCGCTGCTCGGTTCAATGCTCATCTCCCCTGAGATTTGCGGCGCGGTGTTCCAGCGCGTTAAGGCTGACGACTTCGGCGACAAGTGGTGCCGGGAAGCGTTCAAGCAACTCCGGGTGATGTTCTTCGGCAATGAGCCCGTAGACCCGGCAGTATTGGCCAGCCGCCTCGGAGACGGCGCGACACAGTTTCTCGCCGATCTGATGCGCATGACGCCGACAGCGGCGAACTGGGAAGCATACGCCGACATAGTCGAGGACTCCGGAAAGCTCCGGCAGCTTCAGGCCGTCGCGATGCAGATCGTTACCTCCCCCGACCTCGACTGTGCGCGCAAAGCTTTGGCGCAGGTCGACCGAGTCGTTATCAAGCCCCGCATCCGCGTCGCGTCCTACTCGGACAGCCTCGGCCGCCTGCTTGATTATCTGGGCGACCCGACCCCGCCGCAGTACATAGACTGGGGCATCCCCACCATCAACGACACGGTGCAGGTCGCCGCTGGGGATTACATGATCATCGGCGCTGACAGCTCCGTCGGCAAGACGGCGATAATGCTTCAGTTGGCACTCAACGCCGCAAAGAGCGGCAAGCGCGTCTGCATCTTCAGCCTTGAAACCACAGAGCGCAAGCTCCTGATGCGCAGCGTAGCGCAGAACACCGGGGTGAACTTCCAGGCGATGAAAAACAAGCGGCTGAGCAAGGACGACTACTCCCGCATCATGGACTACGGCGAGAAAACCTCAAGGCTTGTCTGCGACGTTGCCGAAGCGTCCGGCGCAACTATCGACGACATCCGCGCCGTAGCCGTCGCGAATCGATACGACATCGTCATGCTGGACTACCTGCAGATCGCCAACGCTGGGGGCGGCTCCCGCCCGGAGATAGTCACGAACATCTCCATACAGCTCCGGACACTGGCGCAGTCCCTCGGTGTAACGGTCGTCGCCCTGTCGCAGCTTACCCCACCGGACAACCAAGCCAAACTACGCAACGCGCCGATCATTCCGAATGTCGAGATGCTGCGAGAGTCCCGGCAGCTCAAACAGGACGCCGACATAATTCTGCTCATGGGGCTGGTCAAGCCCGGCGACCGCGCCAGCGATCGTATCGTCGTGATCGACAAGAATAAGGACGGCCCCTGCGGTCAGCTGTATCTCAGCTTCGACCCCGCGCACATGCGGTTTGACCCCGTGTCTGATGCGACGTCAAGGAAGTACTGGGAAGCCCAGCAAAAGGCGCTCAAGGCCGCAGCACTCAAAAAACGAGCCGGACAGATCACGTTTGAAGAGCTGCCGGACAACGGCGACGAGCTCCCGTTTTAGGAGGTGAGGAACAACGAAGATCGGAGATAAGATTCGGTTTGTCCCTTCAGCATGGACACAGTTCAGCGATTCGAATTCCCTCAGCTCCTACGGCGTCAAGGGTGACGTCGAGGGCGAGATAGTCGAGATCAACTATGCGCACCGGTGGTACAGGGCACGGTACCAGGCGGGCGGCGCAACACTTTACGAGTCATTCAAATTTTAAGCAAAATCAGAGTCTGGAGGACCACAACGATGAGAACAACCGCGATAATCAACCTCAAGGGCGGCGTCGCCAAGACGACGACAGCCCTGAACATGGCCGCGATACTGGCCAAGGACTACAAGCAGCGCGTCCTGTTAGTGGACGCAGACAGCCAATGCCACTGCACCGAGTTTTTCCAGCGCGGCATCGCGCACCCCGGCACCCTCGCCGACATGCTGCGCGGCCTCGCGCCGTGCATCGAGCACAGCCGTTTCGACGGCGTCGACCTCTTGCCGGGAGACGACAGCCTGATGGACCTCGACCTGACGAAGATCGAGACCGGCAGCGCCTCCGCCGTGTGCCTGCGTGAGCTGGCCGCAGAGCTGGGCGACAGGTACGACAGAATGATCATCGACTGCCCGCCGGCGTTCAATGCGGCTTCTGCCGCGGCGCTGGTGGCGGCAGACGAGGTCATCATCCCGATCAAGCTTGATGCGTTCAGCCTGCGCGGGATGGCAAACATCATGCAGCAGGTCAGCAACATGCGCAAGATTAACGACAGCCTCACCGTCGCCGGCATACTGCCGACGATGTGGTACAAGTCCGATAACATCATCGAGGCCGAGAAGATGCTGCGCGAGTTCGGGCTCCCGGTGCTGCCGCATATTCGGCGCACGAACAAGGTCGACGATATGACCTTTGCGCAGGAGCCGCTTGTTATCAGCTCGCCGAAGAGTGCGGCGGGCGTCGATTACCGCCGCGTCGTCGCGGCGCTGATGTAAGGAGGTGCGGTCATGGGATTTGATTTAGCATCGGTGCTCAAGAATGTGCCCGAATCGGGCACAAGTGACGGCCGTGAGCGCATCGAGTACATAGGACTCGATAAGCTGCACGACGACCCGAACAACTTCTACTCCCTCGACGGCATCAAGGAGCTCGCCGAGAACATCGAGTTTGCGGGGCTCCAGCAGCCCGTCCGCGTCCGCCGCGATGCGGAGCACAGCGGTGAGTACATCATCGTCAGCGGCCACCGCCGCACGGCGGCGATGCGCAAGATCGTCGAGGACGGCAACAAGGCATTTGAGACGGTGCCCTGCATCGTCGAGGCTGACGGCGGCAGCGAGGCGCTGCGCGAGCTGCGCCTGATCTACGCCAACTCCGACACGCGCCGGATGTCCTCCGCGGATATCTCGAAGCAGGCCGAGCGCGTCGAGGCGCTTCTCTACCAGCTCAAGGAGGAGGGCGTCGAGTTCCCCGGCAGGATGCGCGACCACGTCGCCGAGGCCTGCAAGGTGAGCAAGTCGAAGCTGTCCCGCCTGAAGGTGATCCGCGACAAGCTCGCGCCGGATATCTACGCCGGGTATTACGAAAGGGGCAAACTGCCGGAGGACACGGCCTATGAGCTCGCCAAGCTTCCGGTCGACACCCAGCGTGTCATCGTTGACCGCGCGACGCGGAAAGACAGAGACGACATCAGGTACCTTTATTCGAGCAGGGTTAAAGATCAGGGCGCGGATATCCAGCGTTTCAGCAAAATGGCCTGCCGCTGCGAGCAGGGCGGAACCTGCGTCAATGTTCCGAATATGGTGGATAAGCTCTACTCCAACGGATGGCGAGGCTATACGCACTGCGGCTCCGGCTGCTGCTACGACTGCGACGAGCTTGCGACCTGCTCAAAATGCTGCTCCCGCATGGCGGAAGTCAAGGCGCAAAAAAAGGCTGAGAACAAAGAGGCCAAGGCCGCGAAAGCTGCGGCGCAGGCCGAACGCGACAGGCCGATGATCGACGCGCTGCGGCTCCTCTGGAACCGGATGGGCGAGGCCTGCAAGAGGGCGGGCGTCGATTACAACGAGGTTTGCGACAAGGCCGGCATCTACGGCTCGTTGCCGCCTCGGAGTGCGACCCCGCTGCTCGACGGCGGCGGCAAGCTGACGGCAGACATCTGGCCTCCATTCGGCTGCGTCATAAGCCGTGACGCCATAGCGCACCTCGTCAAACTGGCCGATCTGCTCGGCTGCTCGCTGGATTATCTCTTCGGCCGCGATGTGCCCGAATCGGGCACCGGCACGGCGGAGCCGAAGTGGATCGCAGGCAGGCCGACGAAGCCCGGCGTGTATCTGACCAAGTTCCACCCTCTGGATGATGACCTTTTGCTGGCTGACATTCAGACCGTATATGCCGACGGGTCGTTTTCCCTCGGCGATGTTGATGTCGTGGCGTGGTATCCTATCCCGCCAGAAGTGTAAAAGGAGGGTGGAAGATGGGTTATCATCCTCTCCTTGACGAGTGCCTTAAAGGGGCGCAGAGGGTCATCAAGGCCCAGGGTGACATTAAATTCGAGGGAATGCTGTACAGACAGCATCGGCTCAAGGTTCCCGAGAGCGTTGTGCGAGGATATGAGGAGCTCCTTAAGTATGAGCTTTTGTCACTATCGATAATGCTCGACAAATGGGTTGAGCAAGGTGCGCCGATTGAGGAGAAAGACAATGGCTGAGTATGTGAAGAGGATTGACATGATTAAGAGATACTCGATATCTATAGCGGACGGCGGTTCCGTCGTTCTGGACTCTATTGAAATTGTCCTGAGAACCAGCGACGAGCCTGTCTGCTGCCTGGACGGGCTGTGTGAGATCGTGACGGTTTGGCTGCCCGATGAGCTGTGATAACTGCCTATGCCGCACCTGCATTTTCTCCTGCGAACTGTCCTACTCCCGCGATCCTGACGAGCTCGACGCAATAGATGATATCTGCTTTACGTGCGACGAGTGCCGCTGGTGGCACGGTGCCGCCCCCCGGTATCGCATCCAGACCCGCTGCGAGTGCGAGCGGTACCGGGAAGCGCGGCAGGTAATCGACCGGCGGGCAGAGGCCGCACGGAAGAAATTCACGATAATAAACGGAGGAAAAATCAATGGATGAATACATCACCAAGAAAGAGGCGCTTCGCGTAATATCCGACGTCTTTTTTGAAACCGCCCCCGACGGCACCGATCAACTCGCCGTACTCAAGTGCTCACGAGCCGTGCGCGCTCTCCCGGCAGTGGACAGAATGCTTAACGATCCTCGCAAGATAGACCTGACCGGTTTGACTCCGGACGCGCCGATCTTAATCCGTTATCCCCTCATCGCTCCTTACGCCCCGTGCATCATGGAGTGCAAGGCCTACATCTCCGACCTTGAACTCAATGCCGGGGCAAAGACGTTAACGTTGACATTTGACGTCCTTAGCTCAGGGAAACTCCATGAGTAAAAGCGGATTGCTCGCCCGGCAGAAGGCCGAGCGTGAGCTGTGGACAATCAAGGTGATCGCCTATACCGAGCAGCAGACGCTTGACGCCGTCTGTCTTGCACTCGCCGAGGGCTTCGGGTTCGGTGAGGAGCGGCTGAAGCGCTTCCACGATGCGTTCAATGCCAAGTACGCGGAGATCCGCGAGCTTGAAAAGCGCGACACCAAGGATAACGAGTATGCCATCGCCAAGCAGGAGGCCGCGCTCAAGGCGGCCTGCGGTAAGTATTACTCGCCTCGCGAGGTGCGGTATGATATCAAGATCGTCACGCGAGACGGTAAGCAGCACAAACTGTAAATAATAATTCTTCCGCCGGGTGAGCCAGACTCCACGGGCTATGATTTCAGGAGGTAAAACATGCCCGAGAGCATAGCCCTTAACTGTGACTGCATGGAGTACATGCGGTCACTGCCCGACAAGGTGTTTGACGTCGTTGTCGCTGACCCGCCCTATAACATCGCCAAAGCGGCATGGGATAAGTGGCCGAGCGTGGACGCTTATGTTCACGACGTGATGGCGTGGCTCCGTGAGTTCAGCCGTATTCTCAAGGATACGGGGAGTTTGTGGATGTTTCATTCCGATATGTCTCAGCTCTGCCGCATAATGGCTGAATCGCAGACACTGCCCGGCCTCGTTCTTCGGGATTTCATAGTCCTTTACAAACGCAATTTCCGCGCAAAGGCCTGGAAGACCGCCGAGTGTGCCAAGAACACTGGACTGCGAAGCTTCTTCAATGTTAACGAGTACCTCGTACATTGGTTCTCAACTCCCGGCTGCAATACTTCTTGGGGCAAAACCGGGCTTGATTATATCAACAGTAATCCCGAGTGCTATAAGCCCTTGAAAGAGTGGTACCGTCAGGAAATGCAGAGGCTTGGCCTGACGCAAAAGGATATTGCAGGAAAGTACACAGCCGTCACGGGGAAGAAGCCGCACATGTTCAGGCACTACTTTCAGGACACACAATTCGAGATCCCGACGGAAGCCGTCTGGACGGCAGTCTACGAGCCGCTCGGCTTCGGGCAGTACGAGGAGCTGCGGAAGCAGTACGAGGAACTGCGGAAGCAGTACGAGGAACTGCGGAACTACTGGCAGCCAGATGATGAGCACTGCAACGTATGGGAGTACTGCAACGGCTTTCAAGTTTGTAAAGGTCGCTTCCACGAAACGAGTAAGCCCGTCAGTCTCTATCGGCGAATATTAAGATGCTGCACCCCTGTGGGTGGGCGAGTGTTTGATCCGTTCCTCGGCTCCGGAAGCAGCCGCATCGCGGCGTACAGTCTCGGCTTTGACTTCGTCGGCTGCGAAATCGACAAAACATATTTTGAGCTTGAGGAGAAGCGCTTCGAGACCTTCACCTCACAGCAAAGCTTATTTTACTAATTCGACATTGCGGTCTATGGCCATGAGGCAAAGGACGTCGGGAGTATCATTCATGGCTTACCGCAAAAAAATCATATCGGCCGGGCCGCTGGTCAAGGAGATTATATACCCGTATCGCTCAGGCGGCAGCAGCTCAAACGGCCGGCGGCGCACCGGGGCAAGCTCGGAAGCGCAGCGCCGGATGAACGCTATTTACTCGTGGCAGAAACTTGAGCTGCTGCTCGCGGCTAACCTTGTCAAGGGCGACGTCGTCGGGTGCCTGACCTTCGACGATCATCACCTCCCGGAGACCCGCGAGCAGGTCCGGAATAAATTCAAGTGGTTTATCGACAAGCTCCGGGCAGCGCGCGAGGAACGAGGACAGAACCTCGTCATGTTCTGGTCGATCGAGCATCTGCACGGCGAGGGGCGCTGGCACATTCACATAGCCTGCAACGCGACCGGCAGCGATTACGAGGAGATGCTCCGGCTATGGGGGCAAGGTGAATGCGAGTTCAACGCGCTGCGCGTGGATAAGAAAAAGAACTATGAGACTTTGGCCCGGTACATGGCCAAGGAGGAACGGGACAAGGTCGGGCAGCGCTCATGGAGCTACACCCGCAACGCCAAGAAGCCGGAAGTCGAGAGCTTCTCCGTGCGGGAGTTCACGCCGCTGCGCGTGCCGAAGGACACGACAGTGTTCGAGGACGTCCGCAGCCGCGGCGAATGGCAGTATATTAAGTACGCATACAACAACGCGCTTAAGGTTCGGCGGCACCGCAGACGCCGGTCGTAGATTGTGCCCTATTCGGGCACCGGAAAATCTTTTTTATAAATTTTTTCTGGCTTGAAAACTATGTTATTAAAAGGAAAGGAGTGCTGAAAAGTATTGCAATCTCAAGACTTTTCTGTTAGACTAACAGTGAAAGACGGGTTCCTCCAGTGCCCGACTTGTCGCGGCAATAAAAAGCTGCTCAAGATCGAGCCGGACACGACGGCGACTAATCTGATCGTCTTCTGCCGCTTCTGCAAAACCGAACATCGGATCGACATCAGTCGGGGCCAGTGCTTTGAGAGCCGGGGCCAGTGATAGACACATGTGTGTGTTTGTTGCTGGCCCCGGCTCTTTTTCGTTTCCCGGACAGCGCCGAGGCGATAGCCGGCGCACGGGAAAGAAAGGGCCGGGTGTCCGCGTATGAGTCAATCCTGGGCGAGAGGCTTCTACTCCGGCAAAGCGTGGCTGCGCTGCCGCGCTGCGTTTATCGCCAAGCGCCGAGCAATCGACGGCGGGATGTGCATGGACTGCGGCGAGAGGCTCTGGCCGGTCATGCTGACGGCCGTGACCGTCAACGATCCGGACATCGCGCTTAACCATGCAAATCTCCGCTGGGTCTGCAAAGAATGTCATGACAAGTATCCCGGGCACGGCGTCGCGCCGTCGCTTACGCCGCTGATCCGCTTCGACGCTGACGGCGACCCTATCCCCCCGTAATTTTTCTGCGGCTTCGGCCGCTCCTGACCGCCGCCCAGCCTCGGAAGAATACACGGGGTCGCGCAAGCCCCCCCCACCGAAAGCGCAAAAATCGGGCAGAAGAAAAATATCAACAAAGACCCCGCGCACATGAGGAAAAGCCGCGAAAGGAGGGCGAAAATGGGACGAAATGCAAAGCCAAAGACCAAAGCTGACCGGATAAAAGCCGAGAAAAAACGGCTTGAATCCATCTACCAGGACATAGACCCCGTTCGCCAGAAGCTCGCCGCTCCGCTCATCGAACGCGCCGCTTTCATGCGCATCGAGTGCGAGGATCTCGAAGCCGACATCAAGGAGAACGGCTGGACTGAGATGTTTACCCAGTCTACAAACGTTGAGCCTTATGCCCGTGCCCGCCCGCAGGGGCAGAGTTACCAGAGTCTGAACGGGAACTACCAGAAGATCATCCGGCAGCTTGACTCCATGCTCCCCGCCGTTGCCGGCAACAGCGAGGACGACGGCTTCGGCAGTTTCGTCACGGGGCGTGATGACCCGTGATAAAGCGCAGGTCGTATCCCCTCACGTTTTCCCCGATACGCGAGTACTGGGCGAAAATCAAGAGCGGGCAGGAAGTTGTCTCGCAGAAGATCTACCGGACCTACCGGCACATAGTCCGCCGCATAGACGGAGAAGGCTCGGAGTATTTCTACGACCCGCGGCGCGCTAACCACGTGATCGAGTTCGTCGAGAACTACTGCCGGCACTCCAAGGGAAAGCTCGGCGGTCAGCTCATTCAGCTTGAGCTTTGGGAAAAAGCGATGCTCGCGACGGTGTTCGGCTTCGTCGACATTGAGGGCAACCGGCAGTATCACGAGGCGATCCTGATCGTCGGCAAGAAGAACGGCAAGAGCCTGCTCGCCTCGGCGATTGGCCTGTACATGCAGCTTGCCGATTCCGAGCCCGGCCCGGAGGTCTATGCAGTCGCTACCAAGCGCGACCAGGCTAAAATCATCTGGTCCGAAGCAAAGCGCATGGTGCAGAAGTCCCCGACGCTGCTCAAGCGTGTGCGGCCATTGGTCGGCGAGATCGCCAGCGACTACAACGACGGCGTATTTAAGCCGCTGTCCTCTGACAGCGACACGCTCGACGGCCTCAACGTTCACTGCGCGCTTCTCGACGAGATTCACCAGTGGAAGAACGGGCGGCAGCTGTACGACATTATCGCCGACGGTATGTCAGCTCGAGAGCAGCCTCTGCTGTTCATCACCTCGACCGCCGGCAAGATTCGCGAGGATCTCTATGACGAGAAGTACGAGGAGATAGAGCGGGTCATAAACGGCTATGACGACCCTGACGGCTATCACGACGACCGTCTCATCGCGTTCGTCTACGAGCTCGACGCCCGTGCGGAGTGGACAGACCCCGCCTGCTGGAAAAAGGCCAATCCCGGCCTCGGCACTATCAAGAGCTACAGAACTCTCGCCGAGAAGGTCGAGAAGGCCAAGGCGAACCCCGCGCTTGTCAAGAATCTGGTCTGTAAGGAGTTTAACATCCGCGAGACCAGCTCCGAGGCGTGGCTCACCTTTGAGGAGCTCGACTGCCGCGACACGTACAAGCTTAATCCCTCGGAGCGGATCTTCGTCTGGGTGCATGACGGAGTTGAAGAGGTGCTGCCGTATCCGACCTACGGTATTGGCGGCGTTGACCTGTCGAGCACGACCGACCTCACGGCCGCCCGTGTCATCTTCCAGGTTCCCGGGTGCGAGAAGATCTTCTCGATCTCTATGTACTGGCTGGCCGAGGATCTTCTCACCAAGCGAGTCAACGAGGACAAGATCCCGTATGACAAGTGGCTCGACCGCGGGCTGGTTCAGCTCAGCCCCGGCAACCACGTTCACGCAAAGTACGTCAAGGAGTGGTTTGTCTACGTTCAGGAGGAGCTGGACATCTACATCCCCTACGTCGGATACGACAGCTGGAGCGCGACCTACTTCGTTGAGGACATGGCTGACTACTTCGGCAAGATGTCAATGATCCCGGTCGTGCAGGGTAAGAAGACGCTCAGTGAGCCGATGAAGCGCCTCGGCAATGACCTCGGCAGCAAGCGCATCATCTACAACAACAATCCGATCGACAAGTGGTGCCTGGCGAATACGGCTTACGACGAGGACGTTAACGGCAACATTCAGCCGCATAAGACCAGCAAGCCGACCCGCCGCATTGACGGCACGGCTGCACTGCTGGACGCGTACACCGTGTTCCTGGACAAGCAGGACGAATACCGCGACCTAATCGCATAGGGAGTGATGCTTTGAGCATATTCGACAGATTTATAAACAAGACAATTTCCCGCGTCGACCTTGTGACTGAGCGCGGCAACGGCTTTTTTGCATGGAACGGCAAAGCTTACCAGAGCGACATTGTCCTCTCTGCCATCCGGCAGGATGTGAAGGCCGTCGGCAAGCTGACGCCGAAGCACGTCCGGGAAAGCTTCACCGCCGACGGCAAGCGCAAGATCGACATAAACCCGGAGCCTTATATCCGGTTCCTGCTTGAGGAGCCGAACCCGTGGATGACGGGCTCGGTGTTCCGCGAGAAGCTGATGACTCAGCTCAAACTCAACCAGAACGCTTTCGCGCTGATCCTGCGCGATGACAACGGGCTGCCGGTCAATATCTATCCGATATCGGCATCCGGATGCGAGGCCATTTACGACCGCAGCGGTGAGCTGTTCCTCAAGTTCTTTTTCAACAACGGCAAAATTTTTACCTTCAGGTATACGGACGTGATCCACCTGCGGGACAACTTCCACAAGGACGATATCTTCGGTACGCCGATATTCCCGGCGCTCGAACCGCTGATGCAGATCGTGTCCGTCACCGACCAGGGCATTGTAAAGGCCGTCAAAAACAGCTCGGTCATCCGCTGGCTGCTGAAGCTTAACAGCTCGATGCGGAAGAAGGACGTTGAAGAGCAGGCGAACAGCTTCGCCAAGGCGTTTCTCGACGTTGAGAACGGCCGCGGAGTGGCCGCCGTCGACGCGAAGGCGGACGCTGTGCAGGTCAATCCGACCGACTACGTGCCGAACGCCGCGCAGATGGACCGAACCACGAAGCGCATTTATTCGCTTTTCGGAACTAATCAGAAGGTCGTTGACACCTCACGCAGCGAGGCCGAGTGGGGTGCCCACTTCGACAGCGAGGTCGAGTGGGTGCAGAACCAGCTCAGCGAGGAGTTCACCCGGAAGCTGTTTTCCCGCAAGGCGCGAGCCTTCGGGAACAAGATCGTATTCGAGGCGAGCGCTTGGGACTGCGCAAGCATGCAGACCAAGCTCAATCTCGTTTCACTCGTCGACCGCGGCGCTCTGACGCCGAACGAGTGGCGCGCTGCGTTCAACCTCGCGCCAGTCGACGGCGGCGATGAACCGATACGGCGTCTTGACACCGCGCCGACAAAGCAAATAGGAGAGGAGGCATCATCCGGTGAGAATTGATGTAAAGGGCACCATCGTCAGCAGCGATGAGGCCTGGATCTACGATTGGTTCGGAATCGAGAACACGAGCCCGAAGCCAATCAGGGACGCTCTGGCGAGGGCCAGAGGCGAGCCCGTTGACGTCTACATAAACTCCGGCGGCGGCGATATCTTCGCCGGGTCGGAAATATACTCTGAGCTCAGAGCCTACAAAGGGCCGGTCGCATTGCATGTGACCGGCCTTGCTGCATCTGCGGCCTCGGTGATCGCCTGTGCAGGCCCGTCGGACATCTCGCCGACGGGGATGGTCATGGTACATAACGTGTCCGGCAGCGCTGCCGGGGACTACCACACCATGGACAAGCACAGCGACGTCCTCCGCAAGGCGAACGAGACGATTGCCGCCGCCTATGTGGAGAAAACAGGCATGACGCTTGATGCGGCACTGAAACTCATGGACGAGGAGACGTGGCTCTCCGCGGCTGACGCTGTGGAGAAAGGTCTGATCGACAAGGTCAGCGAGCCCGCCGTCCGCATCACAGCCGCCTGCTGCACGGTGCTGCCGGCGGAAGTTATCAACAAAATGCGCAACTCGATCAAACCGCCCGAGGGCGAACCCGCGGACGATCTGATAAAAGCCAAGGCCAAACTCAAATTTTATGAACTGAAAGGAAGATCTCTCACATGAAGAAAGAAATCTATCTCCAGAAGCGCGGCGAGCTTATGAATCAGGCCCAGCAGCTTCTGGACGCCGGTGATACCGAGAAGTTCGAGGATGTCACCAAGCAGATCGAAAGCCTCGACAACGAGTACGAGGATTCCAGCAAGCGCCAGGCGAACCTTGACGCGCTCAAGGACCGTGTCGCCGGACCTGACTTCGCCGCCGCTGCCGCTAACCCGCAGTTCGGCAACGTGGTCGGCCGCTACGAGCAGGGCGCGCCCGACGATATGTACGACTCCGCCGAGTATAAGGCGGCGTTCCAGGCATACGTCTGCCGCGGCGTTCCCATCCCGGCGAAGTTCTCCAATGCCGACCAGAACACCAAGACCAGCGATGCGTCCGTAGTCATTCCGACCACGACCGTCCAGAAGATCTATGAGGCGATGGAGCGCGTCGGCAATATCCTGCCGCTCGTCACCCGCACGAACTTTGCCGGCGGCATGTCCGTGCCCACCTCCAGCGTCAAGCCGACCGCGACGTGGGTCGCCGAAGGCGCAGGCTCCGACACCCAGAAGAAGACCGTCTCTTATATCTCGTTCTCTTACCACAAGCTGCGCTGCGCAGTCCGTGTCAGCTACGAGATGGATAACATGGCTTACGGTTTCTTCGAGGCACAGCTGGCGCAGAACGTTGCCGAGGCGATCGTCAAGGCCGAGGAGACCGCCATCTTTAAGGGCACCGGCAGCGGCCAGCCCAAGGGCTTCCTGACCGAGACCGCCACGGGCAACATCAACATTGCCAACACCAAACACATCTCTTACGCCGACCTTTGCAAGGCCGAAGGCCTTGAGGAAGACGACGAAGCCATCTGGGTAATGACCAAGGCGACCTTTATGGACGAGATTCAGGGCATGGTCGATACCGACGGTCAGCCCGTCGCCCGCGTCAACTACGGCCTCAACGGCAAGCCCGAGTATTACATCTTCGGCCGCCGCGTCGAGATTGTCAACAAGGCTTACATGGATGACGCGAACCCCAACCCGACCGCCGACACCATCTGCGCCGCGCTCTACAACTTCCGCAACTACATTTTCAACAGCGGCGTCGCACTTCGCTTCCGCCGCTACACCGACGACAAGACCGACGATGAAGTTACCGTCGCGATCGAGGTCTGCGACGGTAGGAGCGTCCAGAATCAGAGCCTTATCACGCTGACCAACAAGAAGGCGGGCGGCTAATGTGCCCGAATCGGGCACAAGTGCGTGGGAGGTGCTTAAATGGCGATTCTCGATGATGTAAAGCTCTCCCTCGGCGGGATCTCCCACACAAGGCTCGACAGCGAGATCGAGGCGGCTATAAACGCGGCCTGCCTCGATCTCCACATCGGCGGAGCGGAGAGCGTGGACAATGCCTGCAACGCCGACCCCCTCGTCGTTCAGGCTATTAAGAACTACTGCCGTTACTGGTTCAACTACCAGGGCAACGGCGAGTTCTGGTTCAGCTCATACAAGGCGCTGCGTGATTCGATGGCGCTGTGCGGGCTCTACAACAGGGGTGACGACGATGAAGAGTAACCGGACACCGTTCACAGATCTGTGCAAGCTCATCGCGGTCAAGAAAACCTACGACGACGCAAACCACTATGAGACGGAGGACGTGCCGACCGAGGTGCTCTGCTCCGTCTCCCAGGGCGTCGGCCGCACAGAGTTTTACGAGGCTCTCAAAGCCGGCGTCAGGCTGTCCGTGGTCGTTGAGGTCAACGAGTTCGACTACGACGGTCAGACCGTGCTTGAGCACGACGGGCACCGGTACAGCATCGAGCGCACGTATCCGACCGGGTACGGCACACTTGAGCTGAGCTGCGCGGAGGTGACGCGATGACGATAGACGAACGCATCACCGCGGCCGTGACGCCGGTCGTGCCGGAGGTCGCGCCGCAGATCTATGAGGGCAGCGCCCTCACCTACTGCACCTACAACTATGACGAAATGCCCCAGCTGCACTCTTCCGGAAAGCCGAGGCGCATCACCTATCTGTGCCAGCTGCACCTCATGCTCCCGCTGGGCGCTGCTTCCGTGACGCTCCGCCGTGAGCTCTGCCGGGCGCTGTGGCACGCGGGCTTCACTTGGCCGCAAATCACCGACGCCTACGACGGCGACGGGCAGCACTGGGTATTTGAGTTCGAGGGCAAGGAGGCGCTGGAGGATGGCTAAGTTCTCCTCCGACGTCGGCCAGCTCATGCTGGACATGCAGCAGATCGCAGAGATCCCGGAGAACGTGATCGACGAGATGCTTCAGGCCGGCAGCAAGGTCGGCGTTGAAGCAATGCGCCGGTCACTGCGCCGGATGGGGCTCGTCAAGACCGGACAGCTTGCGGACAGCCTTGTCGCCGTGCGTAAGGTCGACAAGTACGGGCGTATCTACTACGAGGTCTATCCCAAAGGTCGGCGAAAAGCTGAACCGCATGTACTAACGGTGGCTAATATTCGCCGCGTGGATCCGCTGCATACCTATGCCGAGCCTCCGACCAATAACGAAGTCGGGTTTGTCCTTGAGTTCGGCGCGCCGAAGCGCGGCATTAAGGCCCGGCAATGGATGCGCAAGGCAAATGAAGAAAGCGCGGACGACGTAGTCGCCGCAGAGTTCAAGATTTACGACAAATGGCTCAAATCCAAGGGATTCTGAGCCGGAAAGGAAAAATTATGAGCGATGCTCTCAGCAGTAAAAACCTCGTCGCTTTCGGTCTGCGTGACATTCTTTTCGGAGAATACCAGTACAACGACCAGACCGGCGCGATCACCTATGCGAACCAGACGGTACTCGGCCGCGGAATGACCGCAAGCTTTGAGCTCAGATTTGCCGAAGGCCGTCTCTATTCTTCCGGAGCACTGAGCCGCTTCAAGAAGAAGCTCACCGGCGGCTCAATCTCGCTGGCTGTCGAGTCCATGTCGCTGGCTGTTCAGGCAAGCATATTCAAGGCCGACACATCGGAAGTCGACATTGGCACCACCGGCAGCGCAAAGAAGATCACCGGGATTGGCTACGGTGAGGCTACCCGCGGCCGTTATATCGGCGTGGCTACATATATTCCGGCGGACGACTCCGACGACACAGATGCTTTTATCTGCGTATTCATCCGTAAATCAATGTTCGGCCCGCCGAGCATGTCGTATCAGACCGAGAATGAAAATATTCAGTGGACAACTCCGACCACGACCGGCGAGTTTATCACTCCCGATCACAAGCCCGGCGAAAAAGCACCGCTGATGATGGAGATCGCCGAGGTCGACTCGGAGACCGATGCTCTTGCATGGTGCAAAAAGCAGCTCCAGTTTGCGGCGTGAGGTGAGCTATGGATATCCGAAACAAGGTAATGTATAAGAAAATCGGCGACGTAGAGTATGACCTCATTGCCGATTATAACACCATCATGGACATTCAAGCCGAGATGGGCAACCTCAACGCCCTAATTGATGGCACAGCATATTTCCGTGTTGCGGCAATAGCGCTCACCTCTATGCTCAACGGCTGTGCTCATCGGCACCATTGGCCGCAGCACTTTGACATCCACGATGTTTCTAAGTACATGCCGCCTATCTCTGATTTTTCTGCCGCGGTTGATGAAGCGACGGGAATCGTCAGATTCGTCCGTCAGGCCATTATCAAAGACGATGAAGTCGAGACCGAGCCCGAAGGGAGTGCCGAAAAAAACTGAGCTCCGGCGCGCTGCCGGAACTCAAAATTGATTTCGCTAAGGATCTTGCCGTCTGGCTGACCCGATTCAACGGCACGGAGGAAAGCTTCTGGTATGGGCTCTGCCCGCGCCGTCTGAACGCGCTATGTAAGGCTTTGCTCCCGCCAGAGCGTTCCCGTCCGCTCCAGAACCGCGAGAAACCGACTGCGCGCAGATTCTTTCTTGGAGGTGATTAAGTGCCATCCCGTAAAGTAAAAACGGAGTTTGAGCTCACCGGCGAGGAGAAGCTCAAGCGGGCGATCGCAGAGATCAACAACGGCACGAAGGTGCTTAATTCCGAGATGCGAAAGTTAACCGCTGAGTACGATGGCAATACCAACAGCGCCGAATTTTTGTCGAAGAAGTACGACATTCTTGAGCGTCAGATGCTGAGCCAAAAGGACAAGGTCGATCAGCTAAAAAAAGGCGTTGTTGACGCAGCCAACGCATACGGCGAGGCGGACGCCCGGACGCAAAGCTGGATAGTCAAATTAAACGATGCCGAGGCCGCATTTGCAAAAACGCGTAATGAGATGGAAGACATCGACGGCGTAAAAAACTTTGGAGATGTGCTCGACGACGTGGCCGACAAGCTTGGTATCAAAATTCCGGATTCTCTTTCTGAGTTCACCGCTGGGCTCAGAAAAATTCCCGCCTCGACTGCTGCGGCGGTCACCGGCCTTGCCGCCATCGTCGCCGTAACGGTTAAGCTTGAGAAAAAGCTGATGGACATCACGCAGGAGTCAGCAGCTGCAACCAAGGAACTCGAAGCTCTCTCCTCACAAGTTGGCATCAGCACGCAGAATCTGCAAGCGTTTCAGTATGCCGAAGATTTTATTGACGTCAGCACGGACACTCTTGCTGATTCACTCAAAGACCTGACCACCAAAATGTCCGACGCGGCGAACGGCAACGAGGAGACCGCCGCGAAGTTTGACCGGCTCGGCGTATCAATCTACGATGCACAGGGAAACCTCCGCAGTTCCTATGACGTGTTTCTCGACGTGATAGACGGACTCGGCGAGATGAGCAACCAGGCAGAGCGCGACGCGCTGGCCATGGGGCTTATCAACGAGAGCGCGCAGAAGCTCAATCCGCTAATTGAGAGCGGGACAAGCTCCCTTCGCGGTTATGCGGATGAGGCAGAACGGGTCAGTTACGTCTTAAATAACGATCAGGTTAAGGCGTTAACGGATACCTCGAACGCACAGCTTGAACTTGAAAAAGCGCAAGAATCCGTAACAAAACAGCTTAGCTCGCAATATGCCCCATACATGGAGGCCACGCTCAACATGCAGCGTGAGCTCACCCTTGAAGCCGGGAAAGCCCTTGTTGACAGTGGAATAATCGAGGGTCTCGGTCGCCTACTTATTATAACCACCAACATTCTCGCTCCGTTGGGGACCTTAACTGAGAAGGTTCTCCCCGCCTTGGGCTGGGCCCTTAACGGCATTGCCGGTGTAATGGCTGTTATCGCGGACACTGCCGACCTCATTACGGGGTTCCTTTCACTCAACTGGGGGAAGGTAACTACGGCTCTTGGCTGGAACTCGTCCCATGCCAGTTATACACAGCGTGTGCTGTATGGCGGCGACTATAAAGACGGTTACAAGAACGAAAGTTACTATCAGTCTTCCGGCAACTATTACGATCCCGAAACTGGTCTGTGGACTGGTAACTATTATCGTTATAACAACGCCGGGGGCAACGACAACTTCCCCGGAGGGCGCACGAGGGTCGGCGAGAATGGCCCGGAGACCGTCTACCTGCCGCAGGGGACGGTCATCGCCAACGCGCAGGAGACGCGCGCTGACGGCGGCTACGACGCGCCTGTCAACGTCTACATTGAGGCGCGGACGATTCAGGAGTTTAACGACATCATCGAGATAGTGCGTGACGCCCAGCGCGTCCGCAGGATGAAGGGAGCGCCGAGATGAGCACGACACTGACACTCACTGCGAATAAGTCGGCGGCAATATCCCGGACATCCAGCAACGCAGCAACAGATTTCAACGACCACACTTCGGCAATGGTCGACCTGTCGTGGAATCTTGGCCGGGTCGACACACATTATTTGCTTGCCGGGTTCCCGGCTGTCGCAGCGTCTTACGATTATAAGCCCATCCTCCGCGCGGTCGTCAAAGCTTATCTGAGCTGCGACACCGACTATACGACGGCCGCAACAAAAAAGGTATGGGTCGAGGGCGTCACATCCGATTGGGACGAAGCGAGCGTTACCTCTCGTAAAGTGGCCTTTGCCCCCGGTTCCGGGTTTGTCAGCGTGCCGGGCGGTGCGGCGGGAGTATACCAATTTTCCGCGCTTTCAGAGGAATCCGCAAGGCACGTGCTACTGCATGGCTGCGCGATACACTCGTATTCAGCCCAGATGTGGTACCTGTCAGTCGGCACCTCCCGCTACTCTTCCCCGCCGCAGCTGCTCATCACGTTTGACGACAGCAATGTCCAGCCGAAGTTGACAACGCCAGCTCCGGCAAGCGGAGTGCGGCTTAACAAGGCCTCGGCAATAACGTTTTCAACAAGCCTTGTGCAATCAGACGTCTTTACGATTAAGAGCCTGACTCCGGCGAGCGGCACATTTGAATACCGGCTCAAAGGCGCGTCGTCCTCAACAACGGCAGCTGCGACAATAAGCTCGACCACAATCTCATACACTGCCCCGGCTAACACCTTCGCCGCCGGTGAGTATGAATACCGCTTCACGGTTACGGACAATCTCGGCCAGACGGTCTATACCGCATGGTCGTCATTCGACACCCGCGACACTGTCCCGACTGCGACGGCGGACGAGCCGTCCGGTAACCTCCTTGACGGAGACCAGCCGATAAGCTTCCGCTGGACGCACATCAACGAAAGCGGCAGCGCACAGACCAAGGCAGAGCTACAGAAAAGCGCCGACGGCAGCACTTGGACGGCACTCACAACCGTGACCGGCTCGGTCAACGAGTACAGCGCCCCCGCGGGGACGTTCGCCTCCGGGACGTGGTTCTGGAGGGTCCGGACATATAACCTCGACAACGCCGCCGGTGCATGGAGCGACGCCGCATCTTTCGTAACAGTCTCCGCGCCTAGTACGCCCAAGGTCATTGTTCAAGCGTCCCCTCGCCCCCTGATAACATGGCAGACAAATGAGCAGAGCGCTTATCAGATCCAGCTCGACACCGCAGTCGGCACTACGGATTACGGCTCCGGGAAGAGCTGGCGCAGCCCGATCTACCTCGATGACGGGCTGCACGTCGCGCGAGTGCGCGTCCAGAACAGCTACGGAGTCTGGAGCGAATGGGGCAGCGCGACATTTACCGTCAGCCACACCGCGAGCGGGGCCGTCGTGCTCACGGTCGACGCAGATCACCGCGCGGAGCTGTCATGGAGCTACGCCGGGAGCTGGACCGAGTTTGTTGTCTACCGCGACGGCGTCGCGATAGCTAAAACGACGGACTACAGCTATACGGACGATTACTCCGTCGGCACCGTGAGGTATCAGGTGCGCGCCTGCGCATCGGACGGGACTTATAACTACTCGCTCTCGAATGAGGTCACGGTATCCGTCATGCCCGAGACCGTCATGCTGTCGGCTTTAGGCTCCGGGAAATGGCTGTTTTTAAGGCTCTCCACGGCACAGCACAGGACGAACACCATCAAGGCCTCGCGCACATTCAGCCTGACGCATCTGTCCGGGCGAAGATTCCCGGAGGCGGAGCTGACAGAGTTCTGCGACCGGTCGATATCCGTCAGTTATGCGACGGATGATGAGGCCGAAAAGGCCGCGCTGGAGGCCCTGATGGGCTCCCCCGTCTGTCTCAAGACGCCGGGCGGCAAGATGGTCATAGGCATCCTTGACACGCTCAGCGAGACGGAGAGCATGTTCTACAGCTCCTACACCTTTGCCGTGAGCCAGATGCACTATCCGGAGGAGGTCGATCTTGATGTGTGAGGCACGATACAAGCTCAACGCCCTGCGCGGCGGTGCCTTCTTCAAAGAGCTGCATTTCTCTCCGGATAATGCACCAAACATCAAGTTTTCGGCCACCGCCGAGATAAAGCGCAGCTTCTCCGGAGAAATCGTCCTCGACGCAGACTTTGACCTGCTGCGCGACGAGCTTCAGCCGATGATCTTCAGCGACGGAGCTTGGAACAGCCTCGGCATCTTCCGGCCGACGACGCCGAAGCTCTCCGGAAGCGCGACCGGCGAACGGCTGAGAATCGACGCATACGACCGCAGCTGGTTACTGCAAACAAGCCGCATCGAGACCCGGCTGCACCTCGCGGCAGGGCTCAACTACATAACCGCCGTCGAGCAGCAGCTCACGGCGAGCGGCATCGGGCTTGTGATAAAGACCCCGACGACCTCGACGCTGTCATGTGACCGCGAGGACTGGGAGCCGGGGACGAGCCGCCTGACGATCGTCAATACGCTGCTGCGAGAGATAGGATACCGGGATATATGGTTCGACGGCGACGGCATGGCGCATCTTGAGCCTTACGCCGCGCCGACGGCGGCGCGCATCTCCCGGCGCTACAGCTCCCGCGACGTGCTCCGGGCTCCGATAGCCCCGGACTATCAATCGGAAAGCGACATCTTCAGCGCGCCGAACGTGTTCATTGTCGTCTGCGCGAACGCCGACAACGCCGAGACACTCGTCGCCACGGCAGTTAACGACTCCCCGATATCCTCAAAAAGCACGTTCAGGCGCGGGATGCGCATCTGCCAGCAGGTCAAGGTCAACCAGATTGCAGATCAGGCCGCGCTGCAAGCCTACGCCGACCGGCTCGTGTCTGAGTCGCAGCTCAGCACGCAGACGATCACCTTTTCAACGCTCCCTGAGCCGGGGCACGGCTCAGGCGATGTTATCGCCATTGACCACCCCACCATCGGCGGGGTGTATGAGGAGACCGCATGGAGCCTTACAATGCGCTCCGGCGAGCTTATGAGCCATTCTGCAAAAAGGACGGTGCTATAAATGGATGAAATTTTAACCGCTGCCGCTCCGGAGGAGCAGGCAGAACAAGAGGAGATACTCATCGCCACGGTCGGCGCGGTGACGGAAACGGGCGTCACGCTGATCTTTGCGGGTGAGGAGTCCGCCTCCGAAAAAACATATCAAGGCAACGTCAGCGCCGCCCTGAAGGAGGGCGACCGCGTGAAGATCACCAAGGACAGCGGGACGTACCTCATCGATTACGCCGTCGGCGTCCCCGGCTCCGCCGTTGGAAAGGACACCCACGAGCTCCCGGCGGGCGGAGCAAAGGGGCAGGCTCTCGTCAAGAAAAGCTCCGCTGACGGTGATGTCGAATGGGACACCATTTCGCTTACCGGCGGTCTGCCCACAGGCGGCACAGACGGGCAGCTCCTCGCCAAGAACGGCAAGGCGAACTACTCCGGCCAGTGGGTGGACAACCCCATACCTACCGGCGGCTCTGACGGACAGGTGCTGATGAAGGACGGGACGACCGCCCGTAAACTCAAGTTCGGTGCCCCATCCGCCGGGCAGCTGGTCAACGGTACCCACAAGGTGACCCTGAGCACGGCCGGCGTCCTCGCCGGCGGCTCCGGCAAGGATATTTCCCTCGGAGCCTCAAGCAATCCGTTCAAGGACCTCTACGCTGACGGGACAATTGCGCTCGCGCAGAGCTACAGCGGCAGCGTGCTGAAGCTCGGCGGCAGCAACGCGACAATAGGATTTTTCGGCGTGACGCCGGTTCGCCGCCCGACGGTATCCGCGTCGGCGACGGTCGCACAGGTCATCACGGCGCTGAAAAGTCTGGGGCTGTTCCAGTAAGGAGGTACACCATGCTGACTATCCTTCAGGGGGACGCGCTGAGCGTCCCGATATCCATCAAACTCAACGGCATAGAAGTGACCACCGCCGATATACAGGCGGTCAAGGTCACAATGGGCGGCATTGAGAAGCGCTACCCCGGCGAGATCACATACTCCTCCGGCCGTTTCCTCTTCCCACTGACGCAGGAGGAAACGCTGGGCATGACGCCGGGCGTCAATGAAGCGATAATCCGCCCGAAGTTTTCCACCGAAAGCCTCCGCGGGGCGAGGATAAAAACCGCCTTCAGTGTGATTGCCTCCCCCGACAAGGAGGTGCTGTGATGGGCTGCTGCGGGCTGACCGTCGAGCTGATAGACGAGGCCCTGACCGTTGAGCTCGGCCCCGCCATCGTCGGCAGCGGCGGGGGCATTTATGACTATTATGACGGCGCGTATGAAGTCGAGCCGCTCCGGACGGCACAGGTGCTGGAGACCGAGGGGCTCGTCATGCGCAAGGACGTGAACGTCCGGGGCGTCACCTTTCAGCAGACCACCAACGCCGCCGGAGGAAAGACCTGCAACATAGGAGGTGCAGATAACTAATGGGAAACAGTAAAATCATTTTTTACGGCGAGACCCTGATGGATCTCACCGGCGACACCGTAAGCAAGGAGAAACTGCTCAAGGGCATTACTGCGCACGACAAGGCCGGTGATCCCGTCATCGGCACGTGTGAGTTTGACAGCGACACGAGCGACGCCACCGCGAACGTGGACGATCTCCTCGCCGGGGAGACCGCTTACGCGCGCGGCGCGAAGCTTACCGGCACCATGCCAAACCGCGGCGCTGCGGCCGGGGAGATTGCCTCCAAGGACGGCGAGTACACCATTGAGCTCGGCTACCACGACGGCAGCGGCAAGGTCGGCATAGCCGCCGCGGAGAAGCTGAAGCTCGTCGCCGGGAATATCAAAAAAGATGTGACGATCCTCGGCGTCAAGGGTACTTATGGCGGCGAAAGCGTCAACGCGCAGAGCAAGAACGCAACGCCGGCCAAGACGGCACAGACAATCCTCCCCGACGAGGGCTACGACTACCTCTCTGAGGTCGTTATTGCCGCCGTGCCGTACACCAGCGCTGCGAACGCTGCCGGAGGTATGACCGTCACGATCGGAGCCTGAGCATGGGCAACAGTAAGATCGTCTACTATGGCGAGACGCTGATCGACCTCACCGGCGACACAGTCGAGGCTGCGAAGCTCCTCAAGGGCATCACCGCGCACGACAAGAAGGGCGAGAAGATCACCGGCACGTTTGAGGCGGCCGACCCCTACGCGATTATCGGCGTTACGTATCCGGAAGGAAGCGTCTGCACCTGTTCAAATGGCAGCGTGACGCTGACAGCAAAGGATACAACCGGTAAAGCACTATTTGTTATCCCCACCGCCGGGACGTGGACGGTCAAGGCGGTCAGCGGCAGCAAGAGCACGAGCAAAGCCGTGAGCATCACTGCTGAGGGGCAAGTTGAGATCGTGACGCTGACGTATGGGCTCTATATCTTTAAAAATGGCTCGGGGCTGACGTCTGGGTACTCAATCAAGAGCAACAGCAACAGCATGATTTCTGCGCCGACAGTTTCAAGCGACACAATCAGTTGGTCTGGCAACTCCGAAAGCGGCGGCGTAGCATTCTATATCGACCCCGCCGTCGCGTTGAGTGGCTATACAAAACTGTGTGTCGATTTTGAGTGCTCATACAACTACGGCGGGAACTACGGCATGGGATTTGGCGTCGGCACGGATGCCGCTTCCGGCCTTATGCTCACAAACACGAACTGGACAGCAAAGGTTACCAGCACAGCGCAGGGCGCAATTGCCCGGAATACGGTGCAGTGCGATATATTGGCGCTGACAGACTCGGAGTACATTAAAGTCGTAGGATCATATTCTGCCGGCAAAATCTATAACATCTGGCTTGAATAAGGGGGCGCAGCATGACAATCTACATAGACAGCGATTATAAGTGTTACGTCTCCGCATCTGACGGACGCAGAGCAATTGAGGTTAGCGACTTCAATGGCAAATGCCCGGAATGGATAGAAAGTTACCGCTTCGTCCCCGAGGGCGAGACATGGACGCGCGAGGACGGAGAGGTGTTCACGAACATGGCAGCACCGTGGAAAGACCTGGGCGAAGCATACGTGGCGCAGGCGGCGTACGTGGCGGCGCAGAATGCACAGTACGAAGCGGCATTGACCGCCATCGAAAACGCGTTGGAGGTAACGACATGACCATTGAAGAGAGAGCAGAACGGTGTTTGACTCGTATCGCCGAGATCAAGCAGGGTGGTAGCTCGGCTGAAGTTGAGGACATGCGCGCCGCACTTGACTTGCTGGGCGTGGTCAACGAGGAGGAAGCAACATGAGTTATCTTAATGGAGCTAAAAAGCTTCGCGCGGCGATGGACACCGCGGGTAATGCCCTCTCGGACGCGCAGGCGCGCACCTGCAAGCTTATTTATCAGCAGTGGTCTAATCTCATAGGAACGACCGCGACGCCGGGACAGCGCTTCCTGCACGGCGATACGCTATACAGGGTTCGCACCGACGCGTCGGAGCACACCTTCAGCGCCGAGTGGGTGCCGGGCGTGCCGACCGCTGCACTGTACGAAGTTATAGACGAAGAGCACAGCGGCACGATTGACGATCCTATCCCGTTCACTCAGCCGATGGAAATTTTCAACGGCAAGTATTACAGTCAGAACGGCAAGGTCTATCTCTGCACACGCGACAGCGGTAAGCCGCTCGCGTTCGACCTCGCTGAACTGGTAGGACTCTATGTAACGGAGGTAACGAGTGATGCCTGACGACGATAAGACCGACAGCGGCTTGCTGACGGAAGACGCACGCGAGAGCGTAGACCCGACAGGGTGGCTGCTCTCAAGATTTACGACAGTGACATGAGGAGGGCACCATGGGAATTATTGACAATGCCGTGACTCGCGCGCTTGAGATAGCGGCGGACGACAGCCACGGCT